TGCCAACAAGTCGCACATGGATTCCGTGGCACCGAATGATTGTGTCGGTGCCATGTATATGATGATCGCTGCAATCAAGAGAGCAGAGGAGAACTGAGATGCTTCTTCAACACAGACACTACACGGCATTGGCTGCCAATGCGAAGGCCCGTCTCAGGGATGGGATGGGTGAGGATGAGTTCAATGAGTTCATCAGGAGAATGACCGTCGTTCTCCGGGGAACCAATCCCAACTTCGATGAGGAGAGGTTCTCCTCTGCCTGCAAGGGCCAGCCGATTAACTGGAGGGACCGGCCATGACCACAATCATCGCCCGCATCTCGCAGCTTCTCCAAGCAATGGATAACTGCGAGAGGAACAACAATACCAAGTGGCTCTCGATCTGGAGCGATGAACTGTATCGGATCGAAAGGGAAGTTCTCCCTCGTGGGAGTGGCTTCGATCTGGGCACTCAGATTGTTAAAGATGAATGCCGCAAGAACAGGATCGTTCTCAACACATCGTTCCATCACATGGATGAACATGGTTCATATGATGGATGGTCCAGCCATCATGTCATTGTGACGCCAGCCTTTGATGGAATTTATATCAAGGTTAACGGTGCAAATCGCAGACAGATCAAGGACTACATCGGTGAGATGTTCCATCATGTGCTGGCGCAGCCCTATGTGAAGCCAGAGGCAGGAGAGAAAGATGCCTAATCAAGAAGCGCGCTACGACTACACTGGATACTACAATGACTTCGAACGGGCAGATGCAATCCTACAGGACCTGTTCGCCAGCGGGCAGGTATCGGAAGGCGACCGCCCCAAGATTGAACGTCGCGTCACACCCACCGGCACGTTCTATCTGATTACATTGCCAATGGCCTGATCTCAGGAACCTTCAGTCCCTTCATCCCCTGCGGGGGATGAAGCAGCGGACGGTTCCGTCCGAAGCCCACTCCGGGCATAACAGGAGATTGGAGTGACAAATGGCTATCAACAGCAATAGCAAGAACTACCTCCGCGAGGGTGCCAATCTGGTCAAGGGCGATCTCGCCACCATCAAGGCCGAGATCAGCGCCGCCAATGAGAAGAAGGGCGGTATCCTCTGGCAGGTACTGACCAACTGGATTCTCTACGCCAACAACAGCGTGTTCATGGACGGCTACAGCAAGAAGCTGGCGAAGCAGTTCAAGATGGATGTCATGGCAGAGACTGGCCTGTCGGAGAAGCAGGCTGCCAAGTACACCGAGTCCATCAGTGCCGGTCTGGGTGTGCGTGGTGTCCGCAAGGGCATGCGTGCCATCGATGGCCTGCCCGCCGCTTGCGACAGCCTGCCCTCAGTACAGGCGTTCCTCATGTCCGCTGAGATCGAAACCTTCAACAAGTTTCAGCGGGCTGTCCGCATCGATCCGACCCCGGTACAGGCAGCGGCCAAGGTTCTTCTCAAGCTGACCCCCAAGCAGCGGGATGATGCCCGTATTCTGGCGGACAAGCTGGACGAGGAGATCGCAGAGCAGGAGGAATAGTGATGGCAAGAGAGAACGTCGGCCAGTTCGTCGGTTCCAAGTGGACCGGCAGGTACTGGCAGGGTGGTTGTACCTGTGGCTCTGGAAAAGAGGGCCGTGAGTTGCATGATGGTCGCGGTATCTACTGCGGCATCACTTGTTCCTCGTGCAAGAGGGAGGATACCTACCGCAAGGTGGTGATGAACACGCACTACAATGAGAACGATGTCGATGAACAGATAGAGGAGAATTGAAATGACTGGAGCGCGGACACGCATGAAAGATCGGATGTCTGGCAAGAGAAATCACTATTCAATATCCGTCTCGCTAGAGACAGGAGCACTTCTCGATGAAATGATTGTTATTTGGGCCAAGGAAATGGGGTTCCCGATATCCCGTTCGCAGGCAATGATGCGCATAATCACGTTCTATCAGCAGAATGCTCTACAAAATAAGAAGGAGGACTGATCTTGGATTACACAATGCGGCAAGCCCGAGACATCATTGAAGACTCGGTGATGAATCCTCTCGGTAACGGACAACACCGGACCATCTACCTTGTGGGTGATCCCGGTATCGGCAAGACTTCCCTTGCGAGGTCTGTGTTCATGGCCCATCGCAAGTGGGACGATCACTCGCTGCCCCTCAAGGACAGGGAGGTGATCAATCCCAATGGGTTCACCCACTTCATCGCCTATGTGGCACCGGAGCGGGAGCCCATCGACTGGGGTCTGCCGTCCGTCAACAAGGCGCGGGATGCTTTCAGCATGCTGCCGCTGGATGAGTTCAAGTTCCAGCCGACTGATCGCCCCTTCATCCTGATCGATGAGGTCGATAAGGCACCCAACATGATGCAGAACCTGATCGCCCGCATCGCCAATGACCGGACGGTCGGCAACATCGTGTTCCCAGAGGGGACATTCATCCTCATGGCGGGCAACAAGCTGACCAATAAGGCGGGTGGGTTTGTTGCCAACACCCACATCAAGAACCGTCGAACCAATGTGCCTCTGATGGTGTCACCGGAGGAATGGATTGATGATGTGGCAATCCCCTTCGATCTCCACAGTTCGGTGGTGTCGTTCATCCGGGTGGCAAATGACATGCTGCACAAGTTCGATGCCGGTGCGCCATCGTTCCCATCGCCCCGGTCTGTGACCAAGGTCGGGCTGATGCTGAACCAGACCAAATCACCGCATGTCGAGCGTGCCCTGATCGAGGGTGACTGCGGTGTCGAGTGGGCCAATAGTTTCTGGGGTCATCTCAGAATCTTCCGCTCTCTCAGAAGCCCGGAGATGGTGATTGCTGACCCCGACAATATCGAGGTGCCGGATGGTAATGATTCCATGCCGATCCTCTTTGCGGAGACAACCCACCTCGCCAAGTATGTGAACCGCAAGAATGCGGACGCCATCTTCCGCTACTTCAACAGGCTGCCCGGTGAGTTCGGCTTCATTGGATACCGCGATGTGCTGAAGCGGGACAGGTTGCTAGTATCGGGTAGTCCGTCAGGCCAGCGGTGGCTGGTCAAGAACGCCACCATGATTGCCGCTACTGAAGCGCCAGCCAAGGACTGAACTCATCCCCTATCGAGGATGACTTGCCCCTTCACGATCTGGTGAAGGGGTTTTTTATTAGAGGTGAGTCATGAACGTCAATCAAGAGAGACTGGTAACAGAAGCCAAGCTGGTCATGCTGCGACGGCTTGCTTACTACGGCACCTATGTGATCGGGATTCCCCTCATCGAATCCGAATCCATCCCGACTGCCTGCACTGACGGCACCATGATCATGTTCAATCCGACATGGCTGCTGCATGAGGGTGACAAGGTCAAGCCTCTGCGTCCGAGGGATCAGGTCATCTTCGTGCTTGCCCATGAGGTCATGCATATCTGCCTCAAGCATGGGCTTCGCATGGGGTTTCGTGATCCATCCCTTTGGAATGTAGCCTGTGATTTCGCAATCAATCTGCTCCTGTACAAGGGCAAGGTCGGCACCATGCCACCGGCAGAGGTCAACCCCGAGACAGGCGAGAAGTATCCCATCCTTCTCGACGCGAAGTATGATGGCATGTCAGCCGAGGCCATCTATGATCTGCTTGATAAGGAACACAAGAAGCAGGGTGGTTCCGGCAAGCTACAAATTGGCAATGTCATCATTGATCTGAGCCAGTCTGATCCGGGTGGTACGGGTGGATTCAAGAAGCCCACCGCTGAAGACGGGTCTGAACTCTCTGCTAACAAGACGCAGGAGATCGAGCGGGACATCGACTCCAAGACCTCCGCTGCACTGGCTGCGGCCAAGGCTATTGGCCAGATGCCCAGTGAACTGGAGTTCATGCTGAAGACTTCGCTCAAGCCCATCATCGATTGGCGGGACAGGCTGCGGCAGTTTGTCTTCAGGCAGATACCGAATGACTACTCATGGAGCAGGCCATCCCGCCGACACCTGTCACACGACCTGTACCTGCCGCACATCGAGAAGTCCGGTGTCGGAAAGATACTTGTCATCATGGATACCTCTGGCTCTGTTGAATACACATCACCGGAATCAGAGGGTGCCCAGTATTACTCGGAGATCAAGGCGATACATGAGGATGTGATGCCGGAAACATTACACATCATGTACTGCGACTCCAAGGTGGCAGGGCATGACACCTTTCAGGGTGGAGAAGAACCTGTCCTGAAGCCTCGCGGTGGTGGTGGCACCGACTTCAATCCACCCTTCAAGATGATCGATGAGATCGGCATTGATATCCAGTGTGCCATCTACCTGACAGATGGACACGGCCCCTTCCCCAAGGAGTCGCCTTCTTATCCGGTGCTTTGGGTCATCACATCAGATGTCGTCGCTCCATGGGGCGAGACAGTTCCGCTGCGTAAATAAGGGAGGACAACATGACCAAGGTATTACCGGCACCCGACGTTGAGGCATGCGAATGGGTGGCTGAGATGTCAGTGCGTCCTGATGGTATCAGCCTGCGTGACTACCGCGAATTCAGCGGGGACAAGAAGCGACTGTGGATGACAGAAGGTGCCAGACAAATCGTTCGGGCAATGAAGCATCGCTTCATGAAGTCTGATCTTATCACCGTCAATGGAGAACCAGTAAACCACTTCATCTTTACGGATGAAGCCCGAGAGTTCTGGAGTATAGGGCGAGAGCAGGGTCTGACCAGTCAGGAGATACTGGATGGATGGATTGCATTGCAGTCTATCACTGCGGATGTGAAGTAATGCGTGCCATCAAATCCATTACAGGCATGGCCCTTACCATTGCCTGCCTGAGTATGGCTCAGAGTAATCTGGGTGTGTCCCTTGTCCTGTTTTTTGTCGGCATGTTGTTCCTTCTGAAAGGATGAAAGATGCCACGCCTACCTAGACTATTTGATATGGAACCAGACTTCGATGTCGATGATTATCGTCAACCCTATACTGTCGTTGGATTGCTTTCATATGCAATCTATCAAGTCGGGATGGGGAATGATCATGCTTTGGAAGCTACGATTGCCGTAATCTTCGATGGCAAAACAGAAATTAGATGGTGACGAGCATGCGTCTCAAGATCAAACGACATACGGATAACAAAGAAAAGATTGTCACTGGCAAAGAAGCGAGAGCGGTACTGAAGAATGTTCTCTCCTCTATCAGTAAGAACATTCTCATACCGGAGCCACCTTTTACGGGGATCGTGCGGCGTCGAGCCATCGATGCATTGAAGAGTGGCAATAGTATCTGGACTGAGATCGATGACAACGGTCATCCCCTGAAGGGGATCATTGTCAGCATGCCACCGCGTATCATTGGCATCATCGGAACGGATGGTGTGTACAAAGCAATCGATGGAGGCGACGATGAATCTGGCAAGCAAGAGTAGAACCCGGCTGTTCAGGGAACTGGACAAGGTTCTTGGTAAACCGGAGACCATGACTGACAAGAAAAAGAGGATTGTCAGGGAGTTGCTGGGTCGGTGGTACTACCAGAAACATGGCAAGAAGACAGGTGAATACAGGTACGCCGAGACACTCACTCGAAAGCAAGGTAACTACAAGCCCTACGTCCAGAATAAATACTTCTATGATGCTGCTATAAAATCACTGGCCTGTTTCCCAAAAAGTTTGGGTCGGACTTCGATCCAGTCTTTGGTCAAGCATCCAGATGTTGTGCCAGCAGATGCAATTCTTGTTCCGAAACTAGCAAAAGAGATTCTTTCTGCACCGCGTGTTGGCTGGGATTATCTGTCTCGCTACGGATCAATGATGACTATCGTGATCCCGGCGAATTATTACGCGACGGTGAAGCGTCACGGGGTGCAGATGGATGGTCGCAAGATTGTCCAGCGTATCTGGAATCACAGGGTATATGAGGACAAGGAAACTTGGGAGTGCATGTACTGGCATGTCACTTCAAAGGTGCCGACTCACCATTCCGGTTACGTCTGCAAGACCGGCACTCACATATCAGTTCATCAGACGTTGGAGATGGCACTCGGCATGGCAAAGAAGAAGACTGTTGCCGCTGCCATCAAGTCCATCATGAAGGACGAGACTTCCTGATTGGTATCTCTGCCAGCAGTTCAGGGATGGTGTTGTCCTTCTCCGCACCATACCACCATGACTCAAAGGAATGGTAACGATCCAGTCCTAGGCGAACGACTGGAATCTGCGGGTCGGGAACCTTGCGCTCTCCAAGGATGACACCGAACAGGTACTCGGTGATCCTCCGTCCTGCCTGCTGGATCATCCATGATCTGGCGAGGACGATCTTCATCATGGCATCTGATCTGCTGGTGGAGATGGACTGGACATCTCCCCTGATGTTGGAGTCGAGCGCCCACTTGCAGGAAGGAAAGTATCCGGCATCGGATATGTCCCTGAAGAGATGCTCGCCTGCTGTGTGCTGGTCGAGGCTTATCTTGCGCTGGTGCAGCAGCCTGTCGATCTCGGTCGCATCAAGGATGCGAAGACGGGCACGCATGTTGGCACCCTGCTCGATGACAACCTTGTTGTGCTGCTTACGCTCTACAGGGCCAGTGTCGAACACGATTGCATGTCTGGACATGTTCATCCCCTACGGAAGATCATCATCAAACTCAGAGCCAGTGAATTTCTCCATATAGGTACCGCTTGGTGCATCGTATGTCATCTCTGTCTTCCCCACCTTGCCGGTGAAGCTGAAGCGAACCTTCCACATGTGAACTTCAGTCTTGCTGGAAAGGAAGTCGGGACGATGCACGGTCAGACCCATGTCTGCCTTGTTAAACCAGTGGGCCGAACCGGAGATGTCATAGCCAGTGGGGATGGGAAAGGAACCGTCGTCCTTGCGCCGCATCTTGGTGGGGTGGGCCATGATCCATGTATGGATATCATGACCCATCGAAAGAACCTTCAACTTGGTGAGGGCATCCGATACCCAGTCCGTCTCGCTGGATTCGCCGCCCCTGTCGATGAAGTTATAAGGATCGATGACCAATCCCTGTATCCCGTATCGCATGATCGAGGTGCGAGCCAGATCAACGATGTCATCCAGCGTAGCAAGGGTGCCGTCAGACTGATGCAGGAAAAAGAAATGCTCCCTTACCCATGTAAGGGCTTCGTCTCTGGCAGCCACGCTCATGCGCGGAGTGGGGCCGTCGAAGAATGGCTTGCCTGCATAGATACCAGCAAGCTTGGCAATGTGTACTTCGGGAGGGTTTTCGAATGAGCAGACTGCGAACTTCCAGTCCTTGTTCTTGGCCATGTTGACCATGAAGTTATCGATCATGGTGGACTTGCCCGATCCGGGCGACCCAGTGACGACGGTTAGCTGGCCGGGGACCACGGTGTATATCTCATCGATGCACTTGAAGCCGGTGCTTTCCCCTTTAGGGAGGCCCTTGTCATAAAGGGCTACGACCTTGTCGAAGAAATGTTCTGCATCATAGAGTCCCTTGACCGGCCAAGGCTGGGCGTTCTCTATGCAATCTCGGAGGGCTTGGGAACCATGGGTACGAAGTACATCGTTAGCATCCTTGCATCCATCTGGCCAAAGAACACGCCAGCACTTTGCTCTGCCGATACGACGGGCAAGCTCTTCAGCGAGGATGTTGCCGGGATTATCGGAATCAGTTGCGATGATGATCTTTGGGGCATCATCAAGGATAGCCTTAGCCTCCCACATATATTTATATTTCTTGTCGGAAGGAACCGCGACCTTAGGAACGTCAGCATGACTAACCGTATTCGGGGCGCCGTTTGGCACGGATACCGCAGTGACTCCAGCCTGAAGGAGAGACAGACAATCTACTTCTCCCTCAACGATGACGATCTGCGTGCCTTTTGTAACTCTATCAATCTGCCAAAAGGTATTGGCGGAACCAGTCTGTATGAATCCTTTCTCCGCAACCGCACGCCACTTGATGGCGTAGGGTTCGGAACCTTTCTTATAGACGAACCCGCAGACTTTCTGGTTCTTTCCGTCGATGAATTTGTTGCCACCGATTACGCCTGCTTCTTTGGCAATGCTGCGTGTGATCCCTCTTGTTGAGAGCCATGCATAGGCAGCTTCGTTCTCGTCTTCTTCCATCTCGGGCATGATGATTGGTGCCGGTGTAGATTGGAACAGGGGGCGGCGCTCGGTCAGGCGCATGGCACCAGCAAAGTTGCAGTGCCAGCATTGCCACTTGGCAAGTGAACCTTCGACAGTAATGGAGAGGCAGGGGTCGTGTCTGTTCTTGCGTTCAGCAGAGCATGCAGGGCAGAGGTAGCGTTTGGTGGATTCTTTTTGGGAAAGGGCAAGCGACCGAATTGTTGTTTCCATTGGCGTTTCTCCCGTGAAACCTCCAGCCTAGCGAAGCCCGCGTTGCTTCGCAAGCAACAATCGCGTCGGTTGTTTTCCCCCTATGCATTACACTCGGTATGTCTTGTAGGCTGCGAGTGTCTTCTTCAGTCGAGCTAACAGAAACTTCTGTTGCTCGGGACTTTTGCCAGCCATGAACTCTATGGCCTTGCAGTATTCTTCGTAGTCAACACCGGCATGTTCGCAATAGGTTTTGATATGTTCCGTTCTCAGCCAGCGTGTGTGTCTGTCATGCTGGTCCTTCGCTCCCTTAAACAGTACAGCCCTCGCCAATTTGCGCGACCACAATATCCGCTCTGGGATTGATTCGGTCGAGGCTCCAGTAGATGTGTCGTTCTTTGACGGATCGGTCGTTGACATAGATTAACCCTTGCATGGCATCGAGGATGAGTGAGTCATCAAGATCAGGACGACGGCTTGCGTAATGGATTCTAATCCATACAGCGACATCATCCTCTATGAGGGGTGAAAGCTTCGGGCATTGCTTCTTAAATTCTTCTACATAGGAGATTGCTTTCTCTGATTTGATAACCGCTGGACGATTGCCAAATGTTACCAGCCTGCGGGAGTTGGCCTTTGAGGCAGGCTCTCCCTTGATCGTAAATCTAACTGGAGTTAGCATCCGATAACTCCTTCAATCAGAAAGGAACGAGAGTGAAGTATACAAATAAATTTGGCCTGCCCCGGACCATCGTCAACGCAATGGAGCGTGACCAATATAGCATGGGCGAAGCTCGCATGTCTGTAACAGGACTGCTCAAGCCACCCCGTATTGGCGCATTGTTCAAGCTGCATCATGAAAAGATCGAGAAGGATGTCAGCGATGGTATCTGGGCGCTGTTCGGTCAGGCTATTCATACTATCCTTGAGCGGGGCGGCGACGAAGAACACATCCCCGAAGAGAGACTCTTCATCACCGTGCGTGGGTGGGTGATCTCCGGACAGTTGGATGTCCAGAAGCTGGACAACAACAAGGTCAAGATCATCGACTACAAATCATGCTCTGCCTATGCGGTGATGAGTGAGAAGAAGGATTGGGTAGAGCAGCTTAACGTCTACGGACATTTGCTTCGGGTGGCCAAGGGCTATGAGGTAGAAGCCCTGTCCGTCTGCGCCTTCATCAGGGACTGGTCCCGTCATCAGGCGGGGCAGTCCAACGAGTATCCGCAGTCTCCCATTATCCCCGTGGAGATACCTCTGTGGGCACCAGAGACAGCAGCCGCCTTTGTCGAGGAGCGAGTGGCTGTCCACCAGAAAGCCATCGCTTCATCTGACATGGGGGAAGAGCCTCCGGAATGCACGGATGAAGAACGATGGATGCGTCCCGACTCATGGGCGGTGATGAAGGTCGGCAACAAGCGGGCGACCAAGGTCCATGACAGTCGGCATGAAGCCGAGAAACATCTGGCGAATCTTGATGGGAACTTTGTGATTGATCACCGACGCGGGGAACCCATCAGGTGTACGGGAGACTACTGCAACGTGTCGGCATGGTGCCGTCAGTATGAGAGGTGGAAGAAGGAGAATCCAAAATGAGAGGCGTCATTCGTAGTGTTATGCTTGCTGCTGCAAGCTGCGTTGCTCTTGGGACTGTTGATTCCAAGGCGGAAACATATCCGACGCATGACCATTGGGGTTATCGATTCCCTCAGGAGTGTCGGACGAACCTCGATCATCTTCAGTATGTACTGAGGAAGAACTACGATCTCGGATACCAGAGCGGCAAGTCACGCTCAATCGGCTACTGGTGGAACAGCCAGAAGCCGGGGGCAATAGACGTTATCTTCATCGACAAGAGTGTCACCGATCCGGTGATGCAGCAGCACGTTCTTCGGCATGAACTGTGTCATGCCCAGATGTACCGGCTCTACGGCAATCCCTATTGGCATAAGGAATAGACATGGCTACTTCCAAAGATACCACCGCCGATCTTATCGAGGCCATCAAGAATGTTCGATCCAAGATGGTGTCTCTCAAGCAGGACTCGGAGAACAAACATGGAGGCTACAACTATGTCTCCATCGATACCTACTACGAGAAGGTATCGAAGGTCGCCACTGAGGTCGGGGTGATCTGGCGCACACGGGAACTGACCTTCGATCTGGTTCCCAATCAAGGCAAGATGAAGGACAGGACTTATGTCCAGTCCAAGTTTGCCTTCGATGTCTATTACGGATCATCCTCCATCGAGGATTACATGAGCGTCACCGTCTTCAGTCCCTATGACGGGCCGCAGACGACGGGTCAGTTGTTCAGCTATGCCGACAAGGTGTTCATGCGGGTTGCCTTCTGCGTCTCGACCGGAGAGAAGGACGCCGACGACATCAAGCAGGAGCCGGTGAACATCAAGGCCACCAAGGCTGATCCCTTGCTGGATGATTTGCCCGCTACCCCAAAGACAAACGGGGTGGTGCCGCACGATCCGCTGACTGGAGAACTGGATGATCCCGGTGTCCACGAGACGCTGGAATTGTCCGTTGAGCAGACTACCGTTGCGCCGACGTTCGATGAGGGACTTCCCCTCATGGACCCCAAGAAGATAGCTGGCATCAAGGCTGTCCAGACGATCAAGGAAATCTTCAATACATTCCTTCCGGCTGTTAAGACCAAGACCAAGCTGACGGATTGGTACGCCGTGAATCTTGCCGCCATCGAAAAGGCAGACAAGGTTATTCCCGGCACCAAGAAGGAGATTTCAGCAATGTTCAGGGTTCACCTGAACAATCTGGAATCCAAGTAGTAACACAGAGGAGAAAGACAATGGCTGACAACACGAACGGTGCCTTGTTCCCGAACAAGGATAAGAAGTCCACGAAGGCCCCGGACTACACGGGTAACTTCACCATGACCAAGCCCTTCCTCAAGGCTTGGATCGAGGAGTTCAAGAAGGACGGAAGTCCCGACGAACTGAAGGTGCAGTTGGGTGCGTGGATTAAGGAAGGAAAGAACGGAAAGTATCTGAGCATTTCCGTCAACGCTCCCTTCGAAAAGAAGGCCCCGGCCAAGAACGATCTGAACGACGACATTCCTTTTTAGAGTGACCTGTCTCCGGGCATGGCTGTCATGCCCGGAGTTCTTCTACCAGCGAGGATGAAATGAAAAAGCTTAATAAAATCAACATGCGCTCTGTCGTGAACAACCTGCATGATCTCGGGTTCACTGTGTCTGGCATTGCCAGCATGCTGAACAAGACACCAGCCAACATCTATGTTCATCTGAAGAAGTCAGGCCGGATGAAGGGTCGGGTGTTTATCCGGGAGTATCCGGAGTGGGATGTCCCTACACGCACGGTACTGCGCCACTTCTTTCAGGAACCCGAATGCATGTATCACGTACTGGTCGGCATGGCCCGACAGGGGAAGACAGATTTGGCCGCCGCTCCCCGGACTTCCGCGATAAAGCGTACCTACAAAAAGTCAGGGAAGAAGACTGCCTGATATGTAGTCGAACCCCCTGTCATGCTCATCATGTCAGGGGATTCAGACCCAGAACCATGGGCAAGAGGGTGCATGACCATCTGGTGGTGCCCCTCTGTGCCGATCATCATGACGAACTGCACCGCACCGGAAGAGAAGAACTCTTTTGGGCGGTACAGGGAGTCGATCCAATTGCATGGATAGAGGACAGGCATAAATGAAATGGTCACATAATCCCCTTCATCGAACCTATGATGCCGGTCGATGGATTAATTCAAGCAATACCAAATCACATCAGCTTCTGAATGTCCTTACCTTCTTTGTCGAGGAAGGATTACCGGAAGAACATCTTGATGATTTTCTGAATGGCATAGTTCCAGACGGCGGATGGAATGAAGCCCATCACAAGATAAGAAAAACTCACGAGTACGGTTTTATGGTTCACAATCTTATTGTGGCGACGACAGCCAGAAGAAAGGGGATATGAAATGAAGTCACCAGCAGAAGCAGCCATTGCCGTTGAGTGCGTGAAGGTGGCGATGTCGCAGACGAAAGATGGCGTGAAGCTTGTTCTTGTCATCCATCCCAATGACACCACCAACGATCTGTTTACCCATCCGGTTGGTTCTCGTTATCAGGCAGCATTCGTTCTGCTCGATGATGAGAACAAGCCGGTCATGCCTAAGCACAAGACTAATGGGGAGCGAGCAGTTGTCTCGGCAGGGATGCTATGTCGGCAACCAGACTTTCAGAAATGGATGGTTGAGTCCGGTCATACTCTTGAGGAATCAGAAGAGGCCGCAATCAACGGTGTCTATCATCTGTGTGGGATAAACTCCCGGTCTGATCTTCGCACCAACAAAGATGCTCTTCAAAGATTTACGGAATTGCAGTTTGAATATTCCAAGACGAGGGGATGATGGAAAGTGAAATCCAATCCCATGCAATCAAGCAAGCTTTCATACGGTATGGGCTGGACATAAACCGTCCGGACCTTGCCGACATGTGCAGGCAATGCATGTCTGGAAGGGGTCGTCTTTCCTATATGCCGGATAAAAAGGAAAGGCATATCGTTACATGCCGGGACATAGTGCTGGTGGTTGTTTACTCCCCGTGCATCACAAAAGATTTTCCATTCGGAAAGATCATCACCATCCTTCCGAAGGAAGCGGCAATGACCGGAGCCAAGAGTTCCTATGCCACCAAACCTAACTCCGAGAAAATGCGTCCACCCAAAAGGCTTCCAAAGAAAACAAGACAGAGAAGGGGATACTGATGGCGTATCCATACCCTGACATACTCCAGCTTGGAGAAGACACGGGCAGTCCAAACGATTCGCTGCGGGATGCCATTATCGATCTGAATATCCGGGTCAGCAATCTGGAAAAGATTCAGGCAATCATATTGAAATATCTGGAAAAGAAAGAAGCGTAATCATGACTACTGTTGGGGACTGCTGGGATGAGTATGTTCGTAATCACATCCCCACTACTGTTGGCACCTCTGCCAATGCCAGATACTGGGGCAGACTATCTTGGTTCCAGAACCTGAACCCGGAAGCGAGTTCATTCCCCATGGAGGTTAAAGCCTACCTCAAGACGAGGAAGGTGGCACCGGGTACGGTCAACCGGGAACTGGCTATCCTGCGGGCGGCTCTTCGCCATGCGGAGAGGGAGGGACTGATCAGTAAATCCCCTATCGTCAGGGGTCTGCCGAAGCCACCGCCCCGCATGCGATCCCTTACGCGGGAAGAAGCCAAGGCCATGATCGATGGTGCCGACAGACTCAGGCGATGGAAGGAGAGGGTCTATATCAGGCTGGCCCTGTCCACCGGGCAACGGCCAGATGCCATCACGGGGCTGACATGGGATCAGGTGGACTTCACCAACAGGGTGATCGACTTCCGTCCCGTCTGCGAGAAGTCATCCCGCATGAAGAACCGAGCCATCGTTCCGATCAATGACCTCGCGGCCAAGGCTCTGTCCATAGCCAAGCTGCATGAGGACGGTGACTATGTGATCAACTTCGCAGGCAGCCGCCTCAATCACCCAAGGGATATGATCAAGCGCATCGCCAAGGAAGCTGGCATCAAGGATGTCAGCCCGCATGTCCTCCGACACACCGTTGCTTCGCTGCTGCTACAGGATGGTGTTGATCTGCTGAAGGTGTCCAAGCTTCTGGGTCATTCAAGCACATTGATTACACAGCAAGTGTACTTCCAGCACCCGCCTTCTTGGCTCAAGGAAACCACCAACCTGTTGAGGTACTAATGTCGTCCCTTGAAATAATGAGGCGCAAGAACTCAATCGCATATAGCATTGTCGGCCAAGCGTTGGCTGACAATAAGTTCACTATTTCCGATGACTGTCATCGATGGGATATGCGGATGGCAGCAGAAGCTGTACATTTCTGTGTCCAACGGTATTCAACTCTCTACATGGAAGCCGGGTACATTAAGAGTACGGCATTGAAAGATGTCTGGCGTCCGAAGCAGGTAAGAGCAGTTCTTGGTTCCTTCCGAACGGAATGGATCAAGCAACGAGCAGGGCAAGAGGTGCCGTAATGAAGCCATTGACCCCGCGCCAGAGGCTGTCCAGCCCAGCCGCACTGGCAGCGGAAGCCCGTCACGAGGCGGATATAAACACCAAGAAGATATACGGACCAGCCGCTCATATGGTGGATTTCATTCGCAGCAAAGGGTGGGTAGTCTTCAAGCATGGACACCAGTTCCGGGTCGGAACCAAGCTGGGTCCACTACAGATCATCATGGATGTCTACGAACGGGAGAAGCGCCGTGAAGATGATGCAATCAAGGCTAAGAAATTGGATACCGTTAGACAAAGAGGAGAAGCCAAGGCTCGTAGAGATTCAATATCTTCTCATGTCAAAGGGGATGACGCGGGGAGCGGTGGTTCTGGAGATGAACCGCCCGCTACCGGGAAAGGCGCTCGTTCACCTTTGGGAATTAAAGATTATTAAAGATGAATAACACAATGGAACTGGATGCGGACGGCAAGAAATTTGAGAACAGAGGAACGCTACTCGCTCCAATAGAGATAGTGGCTTATCTTTCATGGAGCATTACACGCGAAGTGAATCGAACTCATATAGGATTTGTAGATTTTGCCATTAGAACCATAGAAAACAATCCTAAGGGATCATTCACTTTCACTTTATAATCTGTTCATCCTCCCGAAAGGATCACGGTCTGGCGGTAGCCTCCCGGAGTCTTGGACTCATCTCCGTTTCCTTGGCGTACTTCGCCAGTTGCTGGTTCCGGTAGATAAGTTCTTCCCTGAAATCCTCTGTCACCTTCCGGCGCTGTTCAGGGGTTAGGCTCCTGTCGGACAGGGAGGTAGTCATCCGGGACTTAACCTCCCGGAGATCATGCTGCATCATCCTGATGTTGCGTGCCCGCTGTGCTGCGGGATCAACCGAGTAGGTGTTGATACCGACAGCACGGGCTGCCATCTGACCATAGGTGGTTCCGGGTTCTCCATACCTGTTCAGGCCGGTGCCGGATTCCTTGTTCATCAACTGTCCCAAAGCGCCATAGCTGGCCAGAAAAGATGGTGCCACCAGAGACCATGCGTAAGAGACGACATCCATCACCTGTTTGTTCGCAGGATCACGCTTGTCTGCGATGGGCTTGCCAGTGAAGGCATCGACGCCTGTCGTCAGGGCAGATACGATATTGAACAGGGGATTGGATAGAAGGGTGGAAGCCTTGAAGACATCACCAGCATTGCTGATAGCTTCATTGGAATCCCCCGTTGCCAGATTGTACCCGCCCTTTATCGTGCTCTTGGCCATCTCGTAAGGCATCTGCCAAGGCAGGAAGTAGCCCACATCGACAAGCTGCCACTTCCCGTTGGCATCCTTCCAAGGCAGCATGAACATGTTGTCCTTGCGCCGCAGGCCCGGAGATAGGCTCTTGCGAATCTTCTCCTCGTCGTCCTCGTCTATGTCATTGCTCGACGCGACCAGTGCCGGAACCGTGGCAGCCAGAGCCACATAAGGCAGCATGCGAGTCGGATGCTTTGTCATTACCTCGTACATAAGAGGGATGACCTTGTAACTGAAGGTGAGGAAGGGCATTCCAATGGGGCTCTGCCGTGCCCGCCTGACAAAGGGATCGACCTCCGAGTAATCGAACAGCCACTTGTTCGCCTCGCGTACCGCCTGCTCCGCAGACATCCCGTTCGGATGTTCCTTGGTCTTGGTTTCCATGGCATGCATGATCTTGGCAATCTTGCCCCATGTCTCCAGCTTCTGGTAGAAATCAGTTACGCTGTTGGTTCCCTTGAGAAGCCCGCGATAGACGGCCCGCCATCCAGCGAACCCGTTCTGGCTGTTGGCTTCCAGCTTCTGCAGTTCCTCCGAGATAGCAAACAGTTCCTGTTCGGTCATGCTGGCATTGCCGACACCAAACTCTTTGGCGATCTTGAAGTACTTCCCGCCAGCCCGCATGTCGGTCGCGGAACGAACCATGTACGTTCCAAGCTTATGGATCGGCACACCTGACAGGTGCAGCAGGATCATGTTCGATGCGACGTTACGCATCTGGGATGGCGGGTTCAGCGGAACCTTGAGGGTCTTCCATAGGCTGGTCAGGCGGCTGAGCTTGGAACCCCTGTCGCCAAACCAGTTGTCCCATGTGTTGTCTGGGTTGACGAAGTTGTTGGTGCCAATGATGTCTTCCGCAATCTGCTTCTGGACGATCATCCCCCGTAGAGGACCATAGTCGTAGGAGTCGGGAAGCTTGGTGTACTTGCTCTGGTCGTAGTTGGTGCGGTTAAGAGCAACGATACCCTCGTTGGCAACCCTGTCCATGTCGTCGGCAATCGCCAGCATCCCAGCCTTGCGGGTGGGATCGGGTTCTCCAATAATCCTGTCTGTCCGGATGTCCTCAGCTTCCCGCTTCAGCCAGTCAGCCGTTACCCTCTTCCCATTCCATGTCACCAGACTCTGGGGCAGTGCCCAGTCCGAGTTATTGGATACCTTGTTGAGGAAATCCATGACCGCAAGGTCGCGCTGCGTCCGGTAGATTGCATGGAAGGTACGGACGCCGGGGTCTTTAATCTCGCCCATGGCGAGGAGTTCTTCTGGACTCTTGGAGCTACGCTTCTTCGCCCATGACAGGTTCGCCTTGATGCCGGAACCCTTGATTCCAGATGCATCGAGAAGATACTTGAGATATAGGCGAGGCAGATAGCTATCGACGTTCTTCTCGGCAACACTCTCCGGAAGCAGATTGTTATCGATCAGCTTCTGCTTCAGTTCACCGTTGATGTAATTCTTTAACCTGATCGTATCTGCCCGGATGCTGGAGGGAATCAGATTGGTATCGGCATTCGGTGTATCGAAGTAGGTGTTGACCGATTCCTTTTGGGCAGGGGTCAGCTTGGCGAAGAGGTTCTTGTACTTCGTGCCTTGCTCCGTTGCGGCATACTGGCTGCCACCAAGAAGGTTCCGCAAATCCCTGTACTGTTCCGGATTGGAAATCTCCGAGAACGGATTGAAGAATTTCCCGACCTTGCGCTTTACGTTCTGCTTCCACGAAGCCTTGTTGATGGCGTAGATCGAGGTCGGGTTCTGTCCGGGGGTCTGCTGGGCAGCCTGCTGTAGGGTTATGTTTTCTGTAGCAGGGCTCTCCATTTCGGCAGCGTCTTCAGTCTGCTTCGGAGTTTCCGTGGCGTTGAACTTCTCAGCCACCCCACTGATCGGAAGGGGATCGGCATTTAGGGAGTACGATGTCCTGCCCTCTGCGGCGGTCTTCTTATCGACATAGAACATGCGCTCATAGACTTGCATGATATGTTCCGGCACCTCGATGGACTTGCCATCAGGGGTCCTGATGTCAGAGGCTTTGGCGTAGACACCCTTCAGCCATGTAGCGAACTGCTTGAAAATCTTGGTGAGGGCTGCTGTCGGGCCTCTTCCGCTATAGAGGAACAACTCAAAACCGCGAGCAAACTTCTCATGCTGGGCAACAGTAAAGGGTTCTCCTTTGTTGCCCGTCCATTCCCTGATGAGTTCCACATCCTTGGCGATCTGAGTATGGAACGGTGCATTCTTGACCATGCTCCGCAGCCAGAGATGCGAAGACTCATGCATGAATGAACTGGCGTTGGCTGTCTTGTACAGTCGGATGATGGCGCTGTTGGGCAGTAGTTCTATCTCGGCGTTGACGATGTTCTCGGCAGTATTCTGGTCGGGGTTCTGCTTGAGAAGGCGGTTGGTGTCATCGAAGGTGCCGCGATTGAACTGGCTCTTTATCTGATTGTCGTTAAAGGGCACCACATGCAGGGTGTCCTTGGTCATCTCCTTCATGTTGGAGAACTGCTGGCCTGCCTGTTGGATCAGGCCGTCGTAATTCAATTTCTTGGCAAGGTCCTGTATCAACTGGCCGAACCCGCCGAACTCAGGGTCCGGATCGACATGACCAAACTTCCTGATGATGTCGTACACATCCTTGGCACTGACATTCCCGGTATTCTGATACTGGTTATTCAATATGTTGATAGGGCCAACGAGATCAGCATCAGGATGGCTGTTAGCAAGATCATTCAGCGCCTTGATCAGGCGGGTGTAGTCTTTCCCGGTGAAGTTGGTGCCGTTGGTCCGCATGTCCATGGGGTTGTTCAGTCGGACATAGACCGGCATGACTACGCCACTGGTGTCTCCAAAGATTTCCTTCTCGGCAATAGAACGCGAGACGTTGTTACCTTCCTGCGCTTCCAGTGCGTCATACACCTTGTTCGGCAGGGACAGGAGCGCCTCAGGCCAGTACTTTCCTTTCAGGACTTTCCCGACAAAGCTGTTGGCATCCCATGGACCATTGTTCGCAAGGTATTCCGACAGGTACTTGGCTCTCTCCTCCTTGGGGAGGTTGGTCAGATAGTCATCTATCTCGGACGTTCTGCGATTTACTCGGTTGACGACATCGGGACCTTCACGGGTGCCGTAATTAGCCGAAGCATCACGCGGGTTTGTGCTGACGTAGAAGCCCTGACCTAGGGCACCCGTCTTGTCTCCCTTGCGGGAGTTGACTCGCCTGATGTTCCCATAGGTCGTGCCATGGTAAGCCTTGAACACAGCCGGTCCGCCGCGATAGTTCGCAGGCCTTTCCACCAGAGGGGCACCCTTGGCCCATCTCTTGAAGTTGGCCCACCATGTCGGACCATCCTCGATCAGCCCTTCCTGAGGACCTTTGATGTCCCCCTCCTGCTTGAGAATGTTGGAACCTGAGTCATAGGTCCCACGGTTATGGACAGACTTGATCTGGTTGGCGTCCTTCAGGACAACCCAGACGCCGTTCCCGTAGGTAACCCCGTCGTATCCCTGACGCCGTAGTTGGTCAAAGAAATCAGACTGAACCTTCTTGTACCCCATGGCACCAAGGCGTCCACCTGCCTGATTCAATTGATCTGTGTCGGCCTTAGTCATGGTGTAAGGATTCTCGATCCTGACATGAACCGGCATCACGCGCGAGGCAGTGTTGGTCTTTTCCATCGTCCAGCCAGAACCTTGGCGGTATCCCATGCTGTCGTTTTGCATGGCGTACTGAGACGCAGATTCAGGATCAGTGGTGAACCATGCACCATGTCGTCCAACCTTGAAGCCAGCGAAGTCTTTATCCTTGGAGGTGCCGTGGTAGAGGGTGATAGGGGCACCATCGTCATTGACTACCTTGCTGCGGCCAAACCAGTTACGGAATGCTGAACCATCTTGCTTGAGGGTTGTTTTTGGCCAATGATAATTGGTCGCAGCTTCCGCGAACTTGACCCTATCTTCCTGCGGCAGCCCCTTCTTCTGGGCTTCGACAAGCATCCTGTTGTAGTAAGTGTTGTCGTTTTCGGAACGACGCTTGGCGGGATAGTTGGTCTGCGTTGGAGCAGCACTGGGCTTTTTCAGGAACTTCTTGGGTGGTGCTGCCACTACCTTGGGCTGGGCATTGGGATCGCCGCCGTACTCAACCGAGACATTCTCCAGTCTGTACTCATCGAAGGGATTGGTGCCCTTTTGCTGGGCCAGCCTTTCGTAATAGGCCCGCCACAGAGCAGCCTGACGATTGATCTGGATCGGAGTTAAGGATGGCTTTTGACCAGCCGCAGCCTCCTGCACAGACACAGCCCTTAGCTGTTCCGCTATGTGATTGAAGATCTGCTGTCCGGGGCTAGGTCCTTTTCCGGCAGGGGCTTTCGGGGTGGCCGCAGGCGGGGCTACGGAGGGCGCTGAAGGGGGAGCCGGGGGTTGGGGGCCAGCAGGACCGGAAGGCCCTCCAGCAGGCCCGGAAGGGCCGCCCGGAGGGGGGCCACCGGGAGGGGTATCCCTCCAGTTCGGGGAGTAGGTGGGGTTGGGCGGCGGGGTAGTCGGAGCGGAAGGTGCCCTCCAGTACGGAGAGTAGGTCGGGTTGGGAGGGGTATTCCAATTCGGGGAACTGGTCGGGTTAACCGGGGGTTCGTTGTTCACCCACCCCGGAGGATGAACCGGGCTCGGGGCTACCGGGCCGCCCGGATAAGTCGGGTTGGGACCAATCGGCGGGATTGTCTCTGCGGTCGCATTCCAGTTCGGAGAGTAGGTAGGGTTGACCTCATCCGGAGGAGTGTTCCGCCAGTTCCCGGAGAAGGTCGGGTTGGGAGGCGTGTCCTGCCAGTTCGGAGAACTTGTAGGATTTGGACCCGGATCAGGACGATCCTGCCACTGCGGAGAAAAAGTTGGGTTGAGATGGATCGACGGTACCTCAGGGAAGGGACCGAAAGGCTGCGTGGGGTCCGGTCCCGGAGGAGGAGCGGGTGGGCTGTAAGGGTCATCCGCCGTGGGGGATGGGTCGGCCTGCGGTTTCTTGATTCCCGAAGCACCACCACCCAGCAAACCCATGGCACCACCAACGATACCAGAGTCTCGGATTTCTTTCCGAACCTCCGGGGGCATCGCGTAGGCCTTTTCTGGATTGGCCTGTAGAACCTCCAGCCACTGCTGCGCCATCTCTGTGAGGCCCTCCGTAAGGCCTCCCTCGATGGCTTTAGCCGCCATCCGGCTGACAGTTCTCTTGGCAATAGAGGCCGGGACTTTGAACAGTCCACCGAACAGGCCACCACCAAGAAGGGAGTCCAACGACGCTTGAGCCAAGGCAGTGCCACTCGCTGTGGCAAGGTTGGTATCGGCAAGCGGAACCTTGTTCTCTTCGGTCTGGCGTTTGAGGTTAGAGCCAATGAATTGGGGTATCGCCGCAGCAGCACCGCCAATAAGGGAACCAGCCAGCGAACCCAGAGGGCCGCCAGCGAGGCCAATAGCAGCACCTGTGGCACCACCAGCCATGACGGGGGCCATGCTAGGCAGCGATGATACTGCCTGTTCATAGATGCCCTTGGCGCTATTCCATGTCCACGGGTTCTCCTCGATCTCGGTGAGGGGACGAGTAGCTTGACGGGCGTAGTTCTCTTGCGCCTGCTTCTCGACTTCCCCGGCCCACTCAGGCGCACCAACGGCATGCAGGATGCGGGCTCCACCCGTCCGGAGATCACCCTTCAGGCCTTCAATGCCAGCACCGATCAGAGTCTCTTTGGGTAGAGGAGGTGGCGGATTGAGACTGCTATGGATCGACTTGAGAACATCATCGGGTAGCTTAGTCAGGTCTCCATTGACAGAGTGAAGCGTCGTCAGTTGTTCATTGGACAGCTTACTCAGGTCCATTAAATCAGCCCCCTCTTCTTCATCTCCGCTGTCGTATCGATAGTAGTGGGAGGGGCGACGGCGGTCGTGTCCCGCCCCGATCTACCTGCGATGCCACTGCGAATCTCGCTGAGATGACGGATCATGTCATGCTTTTGAGTTTCTAAATTTTGTATCTTTTCACGCAATCTCTTCTGTTCCGCAGTAGTGTCGGTTGTCAGATTGCTGGCCATAGAATTGATTAGCCGTTCAGTTCTGTCGATGGAACTTTCCAGAGTAGAAATGGAAGTCTGATAGCCACTTGCTTCTCGGATCGCTCTATTTTCTGCTTGGTTCGCTATCCGGTCCTCGCGGGCATCAGCCCTAGCAGCAGCAGCGGCACCAGCAGCATCCCGTCTGGCTGCGGCCTTCTCCCGCATCTCCTCGAAATGCATCTTCACCTTGACGGCCATCTCAAGCTGCCTCTCGTCCCTGTTGGCGCGAGCAATCTGGATGGCATTCTCGGCAGAACGGATAGCCTGATTGGCGACACGGAACTCCTTCTCCGCTGCGCCCCATTCCTTGATGCCAGCGGTAGCGCCAGCAGAGATGTTGGCCAGCGCATAGGGAGAGGTGCCGCCAGCCATGGTCATGCCAGCCTGAAGCATGGCCAGACCCTTGTCGGTTTCCCGGCCAGCCTTCAGGTCCTCGCGCTCTTGCTGGTTACGCGCCTCGATCTCACCGAATCGATCCGGCAACTGCAAGCCACGGACCTGTCCTACGAAACCATCGAGGTCAGGATTTAGAGCAGTACCAATCCCACCATTAGGAGAGCCGCCGCCACGACGGCCATCACCACCGCTAGGTCCGCTTGCATCAGGAATACCTCCGCCCGGAGGAGAAATCTGTCTGCGCGAAGAAGGAGGGGGTTGAGCGCCCCGAACAACAGGTCCTTTGCCTGAAGGAATAGGTGCCTTACCCGGAGCAAAACCTCCTTCATCAACATCTCCATTCGGGTTACTTAGGGCAGGTTCAAGCCGCCCGGTGTTGTCGATCCCTGCGGCGGGAATTCCGGCAGAAAATGTAGTCAGGTCTTTTTTCTTCTGTTCTAGAACAGCATTCTTTGCTTCGATTTCCGCACGCTCGGCTTCTGTGGTTTGCGCAAACCAACTTGGTCTATTGCTTACCTGCTCCATCGTGAGCAAATCTTTCTCACTAAAGACAGGCTCGGGCTTTTTATTCCATTGCTTCACCAATGGGTCCACAACACTTCTTCCAAAAGCCGAAGAGCGCGGCTCATCCGGCGGGATATATGTACCCTCTGGGTATGGATTGTACTGGTTGCCTAGCGCGGGGTTGATGGGACCCGGTATTCTATTGCCAGACTGACGTGATAGTGGATAAGGATTCGGAAGAGCGGCATTAGGATTTTCCAATTCAATCCGTTGTCCCGGCGTTGCGGCATCAGCCGCATTCTGAGCTACATCCCAGTCAGTGATAGCCGTTGGGCGAATGCTACGCTCAGTCGGCATACCCATTGCCCGCTGTGCGCGATACAGCCAACTCGGAATACCACCGCCATCCTTGAAGCCAACCCGACCGCCATCAGCAAAGCCCTTGAAGCCAAACAGTCTTGGAACAGGACCAATCATAGAGTTGGCAAAGCCTTTGAAGCTGTCGCCAACAGACTGCCCTGCGATGATGCCAGCTAGCGGGCCAAGGGCTGCGGGGTTGAAGCTGCCATCTTCTTTCTTGAATCCAGCAAGGATATCCTTCTCGTCCCTGCGCGGCCACGGAGGGGAATTGCCATTGTTTTGATTGTTGTTATTCCCAACCGTTGCCATGCTGGCTCCGACAGCCTTGGTCGCACCGGGGGCCATGATGGCACCGCCTTCAGCGAACTGCTGCTGCATCGGGTCCTGCATGGGAGGCTGCATTGGCGACTGCATCGGAGCCTGCATTGGGGCCTGCATTGGCATCGGCGGCTGTTCCCCTCCGGGGGATGAAGGCATCGCCCCGCGTACCGCCTCGCCGTACTTACCGACATCAGCACCACCAAGACCGCGAGCAAACTCTTCAGCCATGCTGCTACCGGGCTTGCCCTGCAAGGACTGGTAACTGGAGCGCATGTCCTTTCGGCGCTGGAGTTCGGAGAGAGCCAGATACGAAGGCAGCGCCCCTGTCGGATTGAGAAGCTCCTGCTGGAGTTGCTGATCCGAAAGTTCCTTGGCGGAATTCTGCTGCTGTAGGATGTTCATTAGTGTCTCACTTCCGACCATTCGGTAGGGAACAATGGCTGCGATCTTTGTGCATCACGAAAAGACCAAGAGTCATTTTTCCTGATGCAGATTACATCTGAGGTGCCGTCCACAAAGATGTGAATAAGCAAGACTTCCGGGTCTACCTTTAGAAAGATATCGATGCATGACTCGGACATACGGCACCCTTCTTCGACCGCAAAGATAAGACCCTCTTTGGTCGCGAAGTTATAGGAGATACCCATAACTCCACAGGTGCAGTGTGTCTCGTGAGTCATTACCCTGCCATCTTCGCAAGACCAGCAGCCCCAAGACCGAGACCAGCAATCTGGCTCGTCGGGCTGGGCGGGGCGGTATATCCGGTCGTGCTGCTGTTGGCCTGAACAGGAACGCCTCGCAGGATTCCACTCAGCCAGTTCATGTTCTGCCTGTCGTAGTCCCGCTGGTTGATGAAGTCCTGATACGCAATGTCTTTGCCAGCCTGACCGTATGCCTGCTGGGCACCACCAGCCTGTTGTAGAGCAGCGACATCAGCCTGACCAGCAGCCTGAGTTGCGGAACCCAAGTTCTGCTGTCGCGTTCCAACGTCGGCCTGTAGCTGGGCGTTCTGAATGCCGTACTGGTTGTTCGCCCCCTGCGCGGCCATGATCATCTCGGCCATCTTCTGGGCATACTGGTTGTTAAGCTGGTTCGCTCCCATCGCGGATGAACGATCCTGATTGAAGGCAGCCAACCCGCTGCTATAGGCGTTCTGAAGTCCTTTATCCTGAATATCCTGAAGCCCCGTATTCAGGTTGCGGGTAGCTTCGGAAGCCTCGATGCCCTGACGGTATCCGCCAAAAGCACCCCCGGCTTGAGCACTCCTGTTCAGGACTTGCTGCTGCTGGCCATAATCCCTTAGAGCTTCCCGCTTGTTGATGTCGGTGACGTTCTGCTGATAGGGACTCATGTACTGGGAAGCTACATTGGGATCAATCCAGTTCTGTGGCGTATAGCCATTTGCCTCATAACTGTTGGTGACTTGGGTAGGTTTGTATCCACCAGCCGTCTGATAATTCTGGGACGCCTGATCGAACATGGGCTGGTAGTTGCCGACATTCTGATCGACTTTATCGAAAGCCTGTTTCTGCTGAGTACTGAACGCTTCCTGACGCTGGCCCGTATAGGGAACATAGGGGTTGTTGCTGATCGCCTGCGCCCTATCCATCATCGACTTGAAGTAGGGTTCCGCATAAGCAGGAAGCGACGAACTGTTTACGTTCTGAGTCGTCGGCTGTGTCGGCGCAGAGCCGCCTTTTCCACTACCCATGATTAATATCCCCCGGTCATTTTAGGTCTTTCTGATAAGTACGGTACATCTCTCGATACCCGTTTGGAGCTAGGACCTTGGACCATCCGGACCTGCCCGTAAGCTCTACGCTTTTGCATTTGCAGTCCCGGCCCCAATTATCAAAGACATCGCAGAACTTGTCTTTCCAATCCTCCAGTCGGGAGCCGCCAAGGAACTGGCCGCTTAGAAACTTACCGTCCGGGTACTCGGTGCAAGTGCTGGTGATTGCCGCAACGATCTCAAACTTCTGATCGAAGATCACCCAAAGCTGAAACTCCCCTGTAGTCAGCTTCCTTTTAAGATCATTGATCTTGTATCGGCCACCGCTCATGTCGGTCGCCACCTTCAACAGGTTTTTGACGCGGTCCCATTCCTTCTCGACAGCGAAGATAGGGACGAGGGAAATCTGGAGATCATCTGCCATGGGGGATTAAGCCACCAGCATCTTTGCAGGGTTAAGGGGGCGCGGCGTCCTGTTCTTGGTGCCGAACTTCTTCTTCAGAATCCTGTCAGTCATGGCCTCAAGCTGGCGGGAACCTTCCTCGGTGGAACCGTTCCCCAAGGCAGAGACTACCGCAGCGGGGATGACATGCTCTCCCGAAGAGAGGCTGGCCGGTACACGACCATCGATGATGGCAGGGATGGAATCGTCTAGACCACCACCGGGACCGGAGATGGGTCCACCATCCCGATAACCCCCTCGGAAGTAATTCCACTCAGGGTCTCTTCCCGGCCTGTAGCTGGAGGGTGCCTCGGCGTACTGGCGTCCGGTGCCAGCAGTCGAGGCTGCGGGGTAGGTTGGCTCGACGGGCATCTGCGGCGGGGGCTTCTGGTCGAACATGCCCTGACCAGCAATAGACAGGCCCATGGGGAGGAGCGTCCTTGAAGCATTCGTTCCGAAGGTTCCCCACAAAGCCTTGGGGTTGGTCAGGTTGCCTGCCGCCTTTTGGGCTGTGTCCAGATAGTTTGATCCAGCATTGGATAGCTGGTTCCCCATGTCCCCGAACATGCCGGGGGCAGGAACCTGCAATGGGGCACCGACACTAGTAGCACCGGCCCACGGCTGGGCGCTGGACGCGGGAAGATACTGCCCCTGATCAAGTGGGTTAAACCTGTCGATGCTGCTGGTGCTGGGCATAACAGATGGATCAAGAGGAGTACTACCCGGATTGGCCGCGCCAATACCTCCTGTGGCACCCTGCTTTGCGGCTTCCTTGGTCGCAGCTTCAGCCGCTTCGGCAGCGGTAGCACCTGTTCCGCTGGCCAGACCTTCCATTGCAGAGCCAAGACCATAGCTGCCTAGACCGGAGAGTAGTCCCTTGCCGAGAACATTCTCTATTTTGTCTCCCTGCGCCGCACTAAGACCCGCAGCCACGGCACCAGAGCCAATGGCACCAGCCATCGTGGTGCCTAGAGTACCCAAGCCCATGGCGGCAACGGCACCGGGCAGGAACGCACTGCCAGCCAGACCGCCCAGAAGGGGCAGCAGGAACGGCAGGAACGCCTCAGGCTTTCCGGTGTGGGGATTGATCGTCAGCTTGCCACCGGGCATGGCGGCGGCTAGGCCGCGAAGCTCCGCACGGTTTACATGCAGGAGTTCAGTATCTCCATACCTGCCCTTGGAAGCCAGATGATCTGCAACGTCTTTATAGGGATGCGATGGCATTGCTGTCCTCATACACTCGTTATGGTTTCCCAGCCCGCGCCGGTATTGATGCAAGCCTTGCCGAGCGTGCTATCGAAGATCAGCCAGCCCGCCCTGTTTGTCAGGATGACTTTCTCCGCCGTCGTGTAGGAAGGTAGCGTACTTTGCTGCAGAAGCCGGATGGCGTTCCATAGGTTCTGCACTTCCTGCTCAAGCACACGCGAGTACTGGTTGCCCCATGCAATTTCGTAATCCGGAGGCGGATTGGGAAGCCTCATCGCCTGCCATCCGATCTGATGTCAGCGCGAACAACACCAAGACGCCAAGCAACCCCAAGGTCATTGCTCTCGCAGCGGAAGGATGCGCTTCTTCCCCTGAGGCGGATGAAGCACTGCTCCGTGAACTGCTCCACTGTGACCGTCGAGGTTTGCGTGACTGTCTTACTGTAGTTTTGCGTAAGGCTTCCGCCCGGATAGTTCTGCATGGTGAAGGTCATGTCCACGGACGGGTTCGCTGCCGAAGAGTCCCTGAATGTAACGTCGGGAATGAACCTGTTGATGAACATGAACCGCTCACCATTCGGCGCTTCCATGGGAGAACTCTCGATGTAAGCCGTTATCGGAGATGGCGGATTGGTGCTGCCATCATCATAACCATACTCATGGTCATACAGGTAGCCGTCTTCAGAAGTGGCTACCGGCAGATAACTCGGACCACGATCAATCCATGCGGTCCTGCCGAGTGAGCCAGTGTACCAGACGTTTTCCCTAATACTGTAGATCACATAGCTGTCGCATTCATTACTGTCTCCGGGATAAAGCCAACCGACTTCATCGAAGTGACTGTTGCTGAATGCATAGATTTTCTGCGACTGCGTTATATTCAATCGACTGAATACATAATCAGCAACGGGACAATTCATTATCTGAATGCGACCATTGTAGGAATAGAACTGGTTGTGACCCATCCAGAATGAAACATCTCCCAAGGCTATTGCCGCGTTGGGAGAAATGATTGCGATGTTTGTACCAATCTGAACAAAACTGAAGACAAAGGGCGCTCCCGTCCAGCGCATCTGGTAAATGGCAACATCCGTGTAGATAAGAGTTTCTGCTCTTCCTTCAAGAACAGCTACAATCTTGGTGCCGACAGAAAGGCGATAGCCACCGGCTGTATTGATTACGGTCGGCGTCCAGTCAGCGGCATCTTCCGTTGCGGACCAGCGAATGAAGAGAGGGTCTTGGGTTGCCGACCCAATCGGGTTGGTCCCGAATGCAAGAACATGCCTCTCTTCAGAGGACACCATGATAATTGTTGCAACAACCGGGGCATCAGACGCGGCGGGTATATCCTCAAGAGGAACCATTCTTGCAAGCGGCGTGGTCGCATCCCAGTAATAGATGTTACCATTGCGGACATTCGCGATCAGGTCTTCGCCGTAGTTGTCATGCGACCAAATACGAAGATTTTGTGTAATGCCATCGGTGGCATCTGACCCCCATGTATTATGCCCCCATGTGCCAGCGCCCCACCCAAGACCCGGCACTGAGTTAGCAAGACCAACATTGATCTGATACTCAGCATCAACTGCTGCGCCGCCTCCCGAAGCAACGATTTGACCTGCCGTATCTACGGTAATTGTGTAACTGTTGCTGTTGATGATGCTCGTGATCTGGTGTTCTTGGTTAAATTCTCCTGCCGGGATGCCCGAAAAACTGATTGCTCCAGAAAAAGTCACGAAGTCATTTTGAACAGCACCATGACCAACGTCTGTCACTGTAACCGTGGTTGATCCAATGGTGGTAGCAAACGGATTGACACCAAGCGTAACTGTTCTACGGATTGGAGTAATGTCAGTATAAGAACCGCTGCCAGAATTAATGTAATACTTCAGGTTGGTTCCGAGTCCAAAGTATTGCTTTCCACTTAGAATCGTCCAGTTGATGAGAGCCCTGCAAATTCCCAGAAATGCAGAAGTCGAATACTTCTGCCAACCTCCCATCTTCTCTGGAAGGCTCATACGAAACCGAACCCAGTTGGAATCAAACCAACCAGTCTCGTTGGCATATCTGGTCAGGTCTTTAACGATCCCCGGCTTGAACTTCAGGGGAGTAAGCATCAGGCAATCCTGAACGCGCTGATGGTGGAGTCTTTCTCGTTTCCAGTCACATTCCATTGAATGCTTGAGAAGCCGTTGGGGTAACGAACGCTTATACGGATATTACCTGCGGGGCTTGTTATATACCCCGACAACGATATTGTATTTGAGTGATTAGCAGCGTTTAACAGGAACCCTGCCGAAGCAATAACGGTCGTACCGTCCCACAATTTGGCCCATACGTTCTGGCCTTGCGGGGCGCTGACAGAAACCGTCCCGCTCGCGAACCATGTCCCGGTGGAGCCCTGTGCAACATTCGGCCCGTCGAAGTAGAGCGCCGTGTTATTGCAGATAACATCACTAGTAAGCGAGTTGGTCACGCGGGCAGCGGAGGTACGGATCGCATCGACGTATGCCGTCGTCGCCAGCTTCGTGGAGTTGTCGCCCTCCGTCTGCGTCGTCGCTGTCGAAGCCGCGCCCATCTGAGCGGTATTGATCGTGGCAGTATTGATTGTCGCGGTATTGATCGTGGGGGTGTTGATCGTTGGGCTGGTCAGCGTCTTTGCGGTGAGCGTCTGCGTAGCATCAAGCGTGACAACTGTTCCGGAGGTTCCCGGAAACGTCATGGCTGTGCCATCTGTTCCGGTCAGCGTCAGCGTATTGCTGGCGGTAAACGTCTTGCCGTCAGCAATAGCCAGAGTAGACCCTGTCGCCGGGGCGGTGATTGCAGTCTTGTTGAAGCTGGCTCCAGTCACAGCCCCGGTAACGCCCAGCGTACCAGCCATCGTGGTGTTTCCAGTCAGCGCCGTCGTAATTAGCTAAAATTATTCCGTTTTCAGTAATTGTAAGCTGTCCTGCGCCAGGATTATATGTTCTACGAATAAAGAAATCGATCTGAACACCAAGAACTTGTCCGGTATTAAAGGTAAGATTCCCTAAATTTTCAAGAACTGTTTGATTATTGGTTAAATTTGCTGTAGATAATAGTACGTCATTAGGGCCTTGGATTAGTTGAGAAGCTTCTGCCAAAGCCTCTAAAATAGCCGTAGCCTCTTCACCCCAATTACCTCTACCATCAATAGGAAGCTTAAAGGTCTGATTTCCTATCGTTATGAGTCTGAATTTGTTAGTTTGAGCCATTATGTGTCCCTTATCATGTGAAGCTATGCTTAGGGGCTTCTATATAATAGTTGCTAATTTTAAGTGTTTAAAAATAAAAAGGGCCTGAAGAACTCAGGCCCCGTTTATTAAGGAGGGTAAAACTATGGAGTAGGGTTAGAATCGATGTATCTGAAAAGAACGATACTTGAAGGTCGTGGAGTAAACAACGCCTGGTCAGTATAAGCTCTCATTTCAACACCGTGTCTTTCTTCTAAGTGACGGAAATATTTATCTTCGCCAGTCATAGGATCTTTGAAAGATACGTCAGTAGAACCAATTCTCATCATGTCTTTTTCACAGATTGCGTATGCATAACCTTCTTTACAGAAAGTAGATGGAACGATCTTGATCATACCGTTTTGAGAATAGAATTCGATGTACTGAGCACCTTGCTCTACTTTCACTTTAGAGAAAGAAGAGTCGTATTGTCTTAGAGATGCTTGCTCAGTTAACAAGTTCTTCCAAGATTTAGGGTTAACGATAACTGTCATAGCTTCTTCCCCAAATCCTTTTTCCATAGCAACTGCAACACCTTCTTGGATCTTCTCGAAAGAAAGAACCGCAGGAGTAGACAAAGACCCTACGTCAACAATGTTAGCCTTGAAAAGGTCATAAGTGTTGTTGTTGATACCAAATAAATCAGAACCTTCGTAGACTGCGATTGAGTGTAAACCTTTGAATTCAGCATCTAGTCCAGTGTCGCCTAATTCAAAAGTAACAACGTCATCAGCAGCAACAGCACCAGGAACAGCCGCAGTAAAAGTAATGCGTCTATTTTTTTGAGAAACAGATAAAACTTTAAGTGCTGCTCCACCTCTGATTTCAGTAAGGTCGGCACTATTTCTGATTTCAAGTTTAGCACCTTCAATTCCGTTCCAAATTTCCGAAGCCCATTCAGCAGCTTTGATTACGATATTTGAACCACTTATTGACTCTACAACACCTAGTCCAGCTTGGCCGTACATAAGTTGGATTTCAAGTCTGTGGTACATAGACTTAAGCATGTTACCAATGATAAATTTAGTTGACTTCTCGAAAGAGTTAGCGTCAGTTGCTGTAATCGACTTGATTGACATCGCTGAACGTAGAACCATTTCGTGACCTTTAACTCTTGCTGATTTAACTTGAGAAGTAGCAGCGTCATTAAGATCAAAAGCGTCGCCATCTGGGCCGCCATAAGTAAAACCATTTTCAAGAGTCAATAGAACCGGGTGAACGTATTCTTTACCTAGTCTTTGACCAGCTTCTTGAAACTTAACTAATT